TGGCGGAGGAGGACCAATGGGTGGCGGAGGAGGACCAATGGGTGGCGGAGGAGGAAGACAACAAAGCGGAGGTAAACCGAGAAACTTATCTCCAACAAGATCAGATATGTCTGGACCAGATGGAATTGATGATCTAATCAATAAAATGAATTTACAACCGGATAAAATTCCAGATTTAGATGCGATATCACTAATGAGTGGAGATACAGATAGAAAATCTACAGACAGAGGAATTACATTAAATTTATAAATTACATGTTCATTTGAACAGTTTTTAATTGCTGAATCACTTTTTCAATTTCATTCTTATTAAATGAACCACCTTTCTTTTCATCTTTATTATCATCTAATTCATCTAATTCTTGAGCAAACACTTCATTAATTAGTATAACAAATACGATTGTTAAGACAGTCGCTGTAAATAAATCTTTTGTTGCCATAAAGAAAGAACAGAATATTACAACTCTTCTGACAATTGTATTTGATATTAATTTTCTTAAATCGTCATCTAATTCATCAATGATAAATCGCGCACCTATGTTTAACATAATCATTGTTAAACCAATAATATACTTATTTTCATTGATACATGAAAGACTATTTCGCATAGAATCTAACCATTTTTCCATTATAACTTTGTTTAGATTAAAATTAAAATAAAATATTTATTATTAATAGTAAATGACCGGGGCATTGTTATCTGAAGTTTGGCCAGACATGGTCCAGAAACCTAAAAAGACTAAAAAACTTAAAAAGAAAAAATCAGATGATCCGTTATTTGATTCTCCTCTAACACCAGATGAAATGGAAACAGAGTTATTAGATGATAGAGGAAATCCTGAATTAGATCCTACCAGAAGACTTAGAGGGATGAGAGTCAGTCCATATACCGATGATGAAAATCAATATCAAGATACTAAAAAGACTGTTGATTTAGATTTCAATAATAATATTGTGAGACCCGATAATACTAGGAACATTGTAAGGGAATCATTAGAAGATGATCCGGATTACCAAGAGTTTTTAGAATTTAAAAGAATGAAAGCCCAAAATAGAAAAAAACAAACGGAACCACAACCGCAACCACGAGTTTCCAAAGTAACTCATGTAGAGAGTAGAGAACCATCACATGTACCAAGTGAAACTTCATATGAAGATCAATTTAATGAATTATTATTATATGTTTTTACTGGTTTCTTTCTATTAATGATTTATGATAATATCTATAAATTGGGAAAAGATAATTCATTTTATTAAAATTTAAATTTATCTGTCATATTCATTAATGACTTATCATCATAAATAAAATTACCACTGGGTTTATATGTATCGGTGGATTTATATTGAGTATTTATAGTCTTACTCGCATTATTATTTTTAGTTAACGATTTTGCCCCTTTTACATTCCATTGTATAAATAACCAATTTGGTTCAATATACAATAGTTCGAATCCATTTGTTTTCAAACTGTTCATGATATAATTTCTTAACTCATTTACGTCATATAATGGCATTCCTATAATAAATTCAGGTATCTGATAAAAACAATAGGTCCTTTGCAAACCTGAATTATATAAGATACGACTATGACATTTCTTAAGAATACTATCATATAGTTCCATTCTTCTTAAAGTTTTCGCATTAATAGTAGCATATAATTCTTTCATATCTATTTGAGACATGTCTTATGATTTAATATTATAGAAAATAATTTAAATATTATATTATAAATGGATATTGATTTAGAAACATGTATTCTCGGATTTTTTAATTGGTGTCGCCCTTTACTTTCTCGTAAACAGAGTGTTCATAGAGGGACTTGAAGAACCCTATAATCCTGAAACTGGGGAAGGTATTAATCCAGAATGCTTGGATATCAGTGTCTCCGGAAAATGTGATCCGAATGAAAAGTTAATTTCATGTATGAACACGAAATTAGGCAAGGCTGGTCAGAAAAGAGGTGTCCCCTCTTGTGGAGTAGACAGAGATGGTTGCAAAGGTCCCACTCAAATATGGTGTGGTAATGATTGGGGGAAAACCCCAGGTCAATCCCCGCGTCAATCCCCGGGTCAATCCCCGCGTCAATCTCCTAACCCATCCCAAACACCACCACCAAAAGATATTACAGAGGATGAAAAAAAATTAAAGGGTTTTTTTGCGGCTGCCGAATACACGTCCAAGTCCGCGCGCGAGTATCTAGGCGCTGCCTGGGAGGTGACAGAGATCTCTTTTCATTTTGATGGTATGGCTCAGTTACAAGATTTTCTATCTCTTCTAGACAGGAATACTAATAATTCAGTAGTAGATTTACCACACGGATATCCGCCGATATTAGATGTGGATTATACGGTTCCGTGGGGTGACGGGCCCGTCACAAACACACTGTCCCTAGATATTAGTTACATCTTTAAGGTTGCCAATTGTTTTAAAGATGATATAATTGGTTTAATAGGTCGAGGACATGAAGGCGTATTAACTAAAGATAGTTTATCATTATTACCAAAATTAAAATATTTAGATTTGGCGAATACAAGTGTCAGTGGTAATTTAAGTAGTTTAAAAGATTTAACAAAATTAGAATATTTAGATTTGATGGATACGGGAGTCAGTGGTAAATTAAGTGATTTACAAGATTTAACAAAATTAAAACATTTAGATTTGAATCTCACAAGTGTCAGTGGTAAATTAAGTGATATAAATGGTTTAACAAATTTAGAATCTTTAGATTTGGCGGGGTCAGGTGTCAGTGGTAAATTAAGTGATTTACAAGATTTCACAAATTTAGAATTTTTAGATTTGAGGGATACGGGATTCAGTGGTAAATTAAGTGATTTACAAGATTTAACAAATTTAAAATATATATATTTATGCCCTAATTCTAGTATAACTGGGGATTTATCAGATGTATCTACTATAAAGAATGCTTATGATAGAGAAAATACGGATTTTAACGAATGTAGTAGATTGACAGGTGTAATACAAGATATAAATTGTAGTTCAGAAAGATATAATTGTATGTGTGGGGATAGCCTCGTAACATGTGATAATTAAATTATATTTAAATATTAATTTTATTCATAAGTTTAAATGATTGATACTTTAGTGCTATCCGGCGGTGGTCCATCGGGTGTTGCTTATGCTGGTATTTTAAAAGCATTAATTGATTATGATACATTTCAGAAAGAAGAATTAAAAGAAATCATAACAACTTCAGTGGGTATCATGTTTTCTATCTTATATTTGTTAGATTACAATATCTTACAAATCGAAAAACTAGTATTAGAGAAAGATTTAAATTCACTGTTGAATATAGACGATATAGATATTGATAATTTATTAGTAAAATATGGTTTATTTAGTAATAAGCATATTGGAGAAACGATTTCTTCATTTATTCGTCATAAAACCGAAAAGAATGATTTAACACTAAAAGAATTATATGATATGACAAATATAGTATTAACAGTGAAGGTTTTTAATACTGATCTCGGTAAAACCGAATACATGAATCATTTAAATCACCCAAATATAAAATGCACAACACTATCTATGATGACTACAGCCATTCCTTTCTTATTTCAACCGATTAAATATAATGATAATCTTTATGTTGATGGTGGATTAAAGGGAAATTTTCCAATTGAAGCATGTAAATCTGATAATTATTTAGGAATAAATGTTAAAGGGGGGACATGTAATACAAAAAACTTTAGTTTATTAGATTATTTACCAATTTTAGGATTCACGATGAATTTAATGAATGAGAGCGATAATTATATAGATCAAGATGATAAAATGATTTTTACATATCATATTAATTGTGGTTTTAATTTTAATTTGGATGAAGAACAGAGAAAATCTATGATAGAAAAAGGATATAATGAAACAATAGATTACCTTAAAAAGTTATAAATAATTAAATCTCTTTTTATAATCTTGAATAGATGCTTTTAGCGAAGGTTTATTCCATAAGACATATCTACTAAGTGCTCCTGCTGTCATGGGTTTTGACCAATCCTCAGTTGCTTTATGCCTATTCATGTATCTTTGTTTTCTAGCACTATCCTTATGTTTTGTATAATCACTCATTCCGGCTGCTCCAAAATGAGTCGTTTTTATCTTTTTACCATTTTCATAGAATACAGCCATGTATTTCTTTTTAGAATTCGTTGACTTTTTAAAGACTACTCTTTTACCATTAGCGCGCGATGAACCACCCTTTTTAGATCTTTTTTTAGTATTTCTTTTGTTTTTACCAATAGTTTTCATATACTATTGGGTATATAAAAATATATATATATATATAAATGAAAATTGATGATTCACTTTTTGTTAAAATAGTTTTGGCTCTTGCTTTCGGATGGATAATCTATCATCTATACAAAAAAATGTGTTCTTGTCAAATAGAAGGTGTATCTTCGCCTGTACCTACTAGTCCTAGTCCTAGTCCATGGTCACCACACCCCCCTAGTCCTAGTCCCCGTCCTGGTCCTAGTCCATGGTCACCACACCCCCCTAGTCCTATTCCTAGTCCCCGTCCTGGTCCTAGTCCCCGTCCTGGTCCTAGTCCCCGTCCTGGTCCTAGTCCCCGTCCTGGTCCTAGTCCATGGTCACCACACCCCCCTAGTCCTAGTCCCCGTCCTAGTCCTATTCCTAGTCCGGGGCCACCCCCCCCTCCTCCTCCTCTTTCAACATGCTTAACCACGATGAAAAAATATTGTCGTAATCGTAGCAAACCGGAATGCCTAATGTGTTTGGGCACAAAACAGCAAATCATGAGAAAAGCAGGGTGTAAGCAAAGTGATTTTAATATTTTTTGCAACATATAATAAGTTAAGGATAATATTACATTGATTACAATCTAAAATGACAAAAGAACTTATGAATTAAATAAAATATAAATAACATGAATACATAACCAATATATTTCCTTTTTATTTTCCAGTAAGTTTGAAAATCATAAACATTCATTTTTCAGATTTATATAATTTATCATATAACTAATTTAATCAAATTTACACAATCTTGAGATTAAACTTCATGGCCTTCTCGTAACCATTCGGCATACCCTCTGCTTCAGACTTTGTCTTAGCATATGATAATCCAAAGCGAGACTTTTCTTGCCACTTCTTGAGAGCCGCCTTGACACCCTTCTTGTCTGGTCTGCTGTTAACCTCTTCCTCTTGACACCATTCAACGAAGTTATCATAAAGAGTCTCAAAATCACTTGGAGCGAGTTCCATAATACCATCGGTTGCTAAGATATTATCTGCTTCAATACAATTTTGTTCAATCCACTGACCAACCATATCATTGTTGTTACGATACTCATTAGTCTTCGCCTTCACTTCCTTTGGAATATCAATACCAAACTGATCATACTCTCTCCAGTGTGGTAGAATAATCGCTAAGAAAGGAATAACCCACATCGGAATCTTATTTTTGATACCCTTATCCTTAAGATATCTGTGCTTATCCTCATCAACTTCATTCTGATAATCTACGAAGCGAGCAATGAAATCAACGACTTCTAACCTTCTCCATGTACCATCATCATTTGATGGAATGTGAGGTAAATCATTACACATACAAATCAGTTTGAATTGAGGAGTAAATTCAAATGGTTCCTTGTATAAACCTCTGGCAGTGATTTTATCATTACCAGTAATTTCTTTCATCTGACCAACATTAAGTGTTTCATTAACATCAGGTTCTTGCATCACTGCTAGACGCTTACCTCTCGTTACAGCCATCTCAGGACTAGCCGCACCAGATGCTTTACGCTTCTGTGTTAATAGAGCAATTGGTAAATTACATGAGTAATCACCCATACACATAGACATCAGATCAATAAGCTTAGACTTACCATTACCACCAGTACCAGTCCAAATATAAAATCCTTCATCCCTATTCTCACCAGATAAACACTTTGATAAGAATCGAAGCGTGTAATTCTTAACTGCCGGAATTGGAACAATCTTATCAATGAAATCATTCATATCATCATAAAATCTCTTGTAGTTCCGCATCTCGGGGAAAGCATTCACATCAATATTATGAAAAGATTCTAACATGTTATCAAGTGAAATTGGCATTTGTTCCGGTTTCACTGGCATAGAAACACGCGTGCTCATTGTAATATAATCTTCCGGTCTACCTTCCCTAAATTCATTATTCTTGAGATCATAAACACCATTGTCAAAACCTAATAGACTCGTATCGGTATCAAACTTCTCCATGATTTCCTTCTTGTAAAACATATCTCTAAGATTCTTCATTATACCACTGACATACCCACCCTGTAATAGTTTCATTTGAATGCTCATTATATTCTTAAGAAGTTTACCATATCCACTCTTTCCTTCCATTACTTCACTAGGGTCTTCTCCATCTAATTGCATCCTTTGAATTTCTTCTTGTTTCTTATCATGATAATAAGACTGATATTCATAATATAAATTATAAATTTCATTGTGTATCTTATTTTTAAGAATAGTTCCTTCTAGTGTTCTTTCCCATCGTTGACCATTAAAGTGAAACCATTCATCCTTTACATTTACTGAAATAAATTCATCCTTATATCTTTCATATACAACTTTCGCAACAAGATAATCCGCATCAGCCCCACTCCGTACTGACTTTTCAACATGGGTTTTTAAACTTTCATTCATAACCTTTCTATACATAGTAGGATTATCCATTTCGGCTTCTCGTTTTAAAGAAGCAATACCTCTCTTAGCTCCTTCATAATTATCAAATGATTTCCATTTGTATTTACAATCTCTCTTAGATGTTCCATCCGCATAAGATGGATATTTCATACTAAATTCTTGCCATGTTTCTAATAGAGCATCGCGATTAATATTATGTAATCCTGCACCTACTCTTAGCCAAGAACCATAATCACTTGCTCTTTCTACTGAAAGACAACCGACTAATCCCCTGACCAGTTTTAACTCTTCTTCTTCAACAATCTTGAATGGATTAATCACATTATTATTATCAACATAGTAACTCATTCCGTAAATATCATCATCATCGTTTTTTACGCTAGACATATTACTGCTACTACTATTACTCTTTTTCACTTTAAGTGTTTTCATGAATTCATCTTTGTAAGATACATTGTCCTTTTTAATGTAACACATCGTCATCTTATTAAGAATAGTTTTTACATCAGTATAATATTCATCAAATATTTCCTGTTCTAATTCTTCGGGATAACCGTCTTCAGCAAACTTGTATACCTTAGTTACAATATAAGGAGTTTCACCTTGCTTACCACACCCATAAAGCTGCCATGATGAAAATGAACTATCTAAGATACCTTTTGTATCATTATCGGGTCCTATTTCACAGCCCTCGCTGAAAATACTTTGAATCTTATCTTCGCTTTGAATAATTGAGATTAACTTCTTGTAAACTGACTTTTCAATGATTATATCTGGGAAACCAAGATGAATTCCATCCTTTGTTTTGTATTCACCCTTCTTGCATGGGTAAGGTTTCGCTTTTTCCATAAGGAATACTGTGTTCTTGTCATCCGTATTTTCAACACAATCGTCTATTTTAGACCATAAATACTCTAAGAGTTTTTCAATATTATCGCTATTATATTGTCTTTCTGATAACTCACTTTTATATTTAAGATCAATATCAATTACAAAAGGAAAATATTCTCGCATCTTCTCTACAATTGGAATCTGGAGAGCATCCTTTGCGTAACATTCGGAAATTAGTTTATAAAATTTAGGTAGTTTCTTTTCAGGGATAGACCACTTACCGGGGAAAGGTGGCATGCCTGTATGAGTAATGGGTTTTCCATCAGTGTCTTTTTTGACCGTAAAGTTATTTAGAAATGCTTGAATTACTTCCATTCTCAAATAATGATTTCTTTATATTTTTTTCTTTAATTAAATTTACTTTAGCAGGTTTTATCAAATTTCAATACTTTTTATGCCTGGCTTCCGTCTCTCTACTTTTACTAAAATTTCAAAATATCAAATTTTTAATTTTCTACAAAATTAAATAGGTATTTAAAATGATATTAAGAATAAAAATTTATAGTTGATAAATGTCGAAAGAAGCCATGAAACGTATTGCGAACAAAGATATGAGACAAATAGAAAAGATGAATTTATCTGATTTAGGGATTCATGTAAATTTTAACGAAGAAAATATCATGAAAGCAACAGCGATAATTATCGGACCTAAAGATACACCCTATGAAAATGGTATATTATATTTCATAATAGAGTTTCCACATAATTATCCTTATTCTCCACCTAAAGTAGGATATTTATCACATAGTCGTTATAGAGTTCACCCTAATTTGTATGTGGGAAGATCACATGATAACTTTATTGGTAAAGTATGTCTTTCTGCGATTAATACATGGTCCGGACCAAAATGGACAACAGTGATGGATATTGGATCTGTATTACTCTCAATTCAATCGTTGCTATGCAATGATCCATTACACAATGAACCTGGTTTTGAAAATGAAAAGGGTAAGAGAAATGATACTTATAATGAAATGGTTGAATATGATACTTACAATCATTTGATTAAGAATAATGGATTTAGTATCCATCCATTATTTGAATCATTTAAGGATGTTATTTCAGAACATCTTAAGAAAGAAAAAGAAACTATCTTAACTAAAGTAAATGATTTATGCGAAAAGAATCCTATGCCTATTAAAGCATCAATTAATATTTATAATTTGATGATGATAATTGATTATAATTCATTAAAAGAAGAATTGACACAAAAGTTAAATAGTTTATAAATTTGATTTATATTAAAGATTATTAATTACTATAATATATATAATGGACGACTCAGAGATTCACTTTTGCGAAGAATGCCAAAACATGACTTATCTATATTTAGACAAAGATAAAAAGTTAATACATCATTGTAAAGCATGCGAAAAATCAGAACCGTTTACAGGTAAGGATAATTGTATTTATTCAATTGATTTTAGAGAATATGACAAATCTGAATATATTAATCATAATCCATATATTACGCATGATGTTACCTTGCCAAAGATAGAAGGAAATAGTAATCTAAAATGTACAAATCCTGAGTGTATTTGTAATGTAAGTGATAAACCTAGTTCAGTAACTTATATTAAGTATGACGATGACAAAATGAAATATATTTATATTTGCAATCACTGTGGTCAGAAGTGGAAAAATGATTAACCTTTTTAGAATATTACCTTAGTTATCTTTGTTCCCACATTGACAGTCTTCTTCATCTTCTTTTGCGTATTTAAGATATCCGTAAAATAAAGCTACAAGAACCAATAATATAAATACAACAATTCTAATATCAATACATGTAAATTTATCTAGTATTTTTTTTAACTCTTCCATTTATATTTACCATATAGATTTAAAAATTTGATAAATTAATTTAATAATAAATATCTTGATCATAAATAATTATGTCAGAAGAATACTATTTAACCGACAATATTAGATATAAAGATGATATTATGGAATATAAAAGTTGTGATAATTTCAAAAAGATAAAAAATCATAATTGGCACCACATATTAAGTGAATATGGCTGGGAAAAGATTCATAAGAAATGGGTTATACAGTTAAACCGATTAAGTAAAAATAAGAGTAAAAATTCAAGATATGGTAATCTGGATTGTGAAAGAGATGGAGATTGTTTCTTTCATTGTATCGCGAATGCCTTAAATGAAAAAGAAAGAGAAAATAATATAATTTATGATTCGGATGATATAAGAAATCTTATATCTGAAAATTTAACAGAGGAGCAATATGATATGATTATAGGATATTATCGGATAATGAAAGATGCCGATGATTTTAGTGAAGACTGGGATCCATATAAGATAAATTCATTAGAGGATTTTAAAAGACAAATATCTACTTCAGGACATGAATATTGGGGGGATTATATTTTACTTCAAGTTTTGATGAACATACTGGAATGTAATATATTTATCATGAATTGCAATGAATACAGTAATGATTTTACAGTTTATAATACATTAAATGATTATAATCCAGACTATGATAGTATTTTCTTAATTTATGAAAATAATTGTCATTTTAAACTTGTTGGATATTTTGATGATAAGATTATTTCATATTTCAATGATGATACTATTCCTCAAGAATTAAAATCTTTATATCGTCTAAATTCAAATTAAATTAAAAATTAATAAAATAATATATATTGTAAATTATATTATGGAATCTGTAGTCTTACTTGGATTAATGGGTGTCGGTTATTTAATGAATAAAGATAAAGAAGAGAAACATACAACTCATCCAGAAGTTCAGCCTCCTGTAGTTCTTGGAAGTGGTAACTCGGTATATGATCAAGCGAATTATGTTGATTCGAAGAAATATGAAATAGACATGGTAACTAAACATCATGATTTAGCGATGCAAGGTGATAGTAAAGTTATTGATCATTTAAATATGGGAGGTAGGAATACTTTAAGAGATAAAGATGTATTTAGTGACAGTATTAAGTCAATTTCTGGTGTAGAAATACCTAAGGAAGAATTTTTAGTAAATGATCAAGGTATAAAATCTGAGCCATTTTTTTCTGGAAATGGTCCAGCAAATATTAATTATGATGATAATCAAGCACTAATGAATCATCAAGGTGGTAGCCAAGCTTTTAGACCACCTAAGAGAGAAATTGGACAATTCTTTGAATTACAAAAAGATTTAGGGAATGTATTTGGTAATCAGTTTGATGGTGCAAGAGCCGATCAATCCAGGTATATTGGTAGTACAGAAAGAAGAAATGAATTACCCTTTGAACAGGAGATGGTTGCTCCTATAGATGATAAGAGTGAAGTTAATCGTGATATTGATTTAGCTTATGCTCAGAGAAACTCTGTAGATGCGATAAGAACCTTAAATAACATGAAAGAAAGTTATGGTGGTAAGATATTAGGTGGGAAAGGCATTGATCATCGTGGTCTTGAGGGAGAAGTATTTCAACACAAACCCGATGCTGATTATGTTAATACTGCGGACAGATGGTTAGTTACTACCGGAGCAATTGAAGCACCCATGATTCAACCCGAAGAAGTAGTTAAAGAAACAAATAGGGCATATTTCAATGAGGGTAAGATGGGACCTGCCGGAGCAGTTAATTTTAATCCAAGTGAAAGTCGTCCTAATTTCAAGAGATCTACAAATCAACAATTAAATATTGATAGCAATCGTAACATGAATTTAGAGGATAAAGCTATAGATGATGATCATAATAAAGGTAGTTATTTTGCTTACCCAAATGAAAGAGAAATCACTGAAGAAAGAACTTATGAAGGTAATATTAAATCTGTATTCCAGGGTGAAACAGAAAGATTATATGATAGTGTAAGACCAACAGTTAAACAGACAACTTTGGATAGTGATAGAAATGGATTTGTTGGATCTTCAATCACTACAGTGCCAGAAGAAAGATTACAAGATTCTGTAAGAGCAACAAAGAAACAAACTACCAATTATGAATACAATGGTAATGCTGGTTCATATTTACCTGGTTCTATGTCGAATGATCAGTTTTACAGAGCTGACTTGAATCCAAATAAAGAAATTATTTCACAAGGTAGAGAACCCACACCTGTAAATACTAAATTATCAAATGGGGTAGATATATTAAATGTAGATATTAAGAAGATTGAAAATGATTATTTTAATCCGAGAATTAATAATTTAGACAAGGTATATCAAGAAATACCAACAGATAATACATGTGAATATACACAAGAGAAAGACACTCTTGATAATGTGAAATTAGCTGATAGATTAGATCCTGTCATGTTAGACCCATTCAAAGATAATCCTTACACGCATTCTTTAGCATCTTTTGCTTATTAATGCTTAATGCTTAATGCTTAATGCTTAATGCTTATTAATCTTTAAGATTTAAATAATTATTTTTATCTACGTTTATTTAAGTTTATGAATAGAATATTATTCATATTATTTTTACTTTTTGTATTATTGTTATTATTCAATAATAAAGAAGGAATGAGAAATCCATTAGTTCCAACAGAATATGAATTTGCCACATTAACAGCACCACAAGATGTTATGAGTGGATATTATCAAGCTGAATTATATAAGAGTGATTCTACATGGAAAGCTGGTAATAAGAAATGTCATCACATTTTAGACAAAGATGATTGCTCTTTGGTTGGGGATGATGGTAGATTAGCGAATGATGCTTGCTTAGTTGAATGTGATACATCGCCTATATCTGTGACTATTAAAAAGAGACAAGATGTGGGTAATGATTTATCTTCTAGAGGAATTAATTTTGAAGATAGTGATGAATATAATTATTTAGAAATATACGATAGTATTCAAAATATTAACGGTGATATAGACTCATTAAGAGGTGTTATTGATGAGGTTAAAAAACAAGCAAAATATCTTGATATTGGATCAAAATGTACTCCTTGTTTTTATGATCCAAATTCAAATAATATAGACAGTGTATTAAAGCTTGAACCAGATGAATATCTTGAAGCATGTCCAAGTGAATGTGAATCTTATGCTGATTGTTTTTTGGATTCAGATAAAAGACCTGATTTAAATTGCGAATTATAATATAATTAAAAAAAATATATATATATATATATGGAATACTTATATGTAGTTTTGGTGTTATTGATATTATATCTTTTTATGAATAAATGCGCTTGTAAAAGAGTTGAAGGGCTATCTCCGGGGGATTGTTGTAATTATGGGGATCCGTGCGATTGTTCTGGATTAGATGTTTTCACATTTGGGGCAATAGGCAATTCCGAATGTGCCGATAAAGGTATGGGGTATTGTAAATAAATATTAATGTATAGAACCTGATATTTCAATATTTTTATTACATTGTAAACATGAATATTCTTTAGTATGATCAATCTTTTCTAGATTCGTTAAAATATAATTTTGAACACATTTTTTAACAAATAAACTTTTTACGATTTTATTATCACTTAATAAACCTAATTCGTCATTTTCATGAATGTCGTGATTATCTATCTGTAAACATAGATAATCTTTGTCATTATGTTTTATCGGTTTTATCATGTTTATCTTATAAATATCTCTGTTCTCTAATGGCGTCATCATTAAATAATTTAATATTTTGATATTTAAGATATCTTTACACTGAATGGTATCTTCAGTAATATATTCATATGTGTAATATTCTTTATCATTGAATGATTTGGTTTCTTTTAATGAGAACTGTAAATTATCTGTTTCATTAAACTGAACTATAATTGAGGGATTTGAAAATAAATTATTATCTTCTTTAAGAAGAGTTATCTTTTTGGGATTGAATTCACTAAAATCTACATTGATATTAAAATTGTATCGGTTTAATGAATTAGAGTTTCTATGACTTGAATGAATTGTAAAATTTTTAAATTTCTTCTCTTGTATTTTAATTTCATGTTTAAGTGTATTTTCTTCACTAGTGGCTTTAGGTATATTTGGAATAGTAGTAGTATCTTTTAACTCTTTTAAATATATATCACCCATGTGATTTATAAGTTCCTTATTTAATACAGATAATTCATCTGTATTTATATTATGAAAGATTAAGGGATAATTTCTTCTATATATTTCAATATGATGACTAGAATGAGATATATCAAAGCCAATCTCTTCTTGTATCAATTTAGAAATTGTTTCATACATGTAATTTTTGTTTTTCTTAGAAAAGTACATGTCGTAAAGTGACATAATTAAAGATTAAAATTAATAGAATAATATTCTTTAAACTTATTTTTTTTATTTAATATTATTTTCTCTTATTTTCTCTTATTCGTTTTTTCTACGAGACTTTTGCTTACGTGATTTTCGCTTACTTGATTTTCTCTTACGTGATTTATATTTTTTCTTAAGTTTCTTTTTAGATTGAGCTTTTAATTCTTCTCCTATATAGCCTATACCTTCTACAGCGTTAAAATATGGTATAAATACATTATCCCCTGGTTTAGATATAGAACAACGACAGAATCCATGTTTCCCGCATTGTGAGTTAATCATATGAACATGATTTATATCATTTTTAGAAATCATTTCAGATAAGACAGGATCATTTTTAAAATCAATATTATCTGGAGGTAATAAATCCATTTTAAATGTTCCACCCGATCCAACAATAATTTGTCTTAATGTAAAACCACTTGAATATATTATAACACTATCCTGATAGTTATGTGTATCTGCACATATATAAACACACTCTTTATTAGGATATTTAGTAGCTAATAATCTAAAATATGAATTCACATTATCATTAATGGCCCAATTTTTTCCTGGTTTTTTCTTTTTCCCCTTCATCTTCGGTAATTTATAATGTAATGAAAATAAAGGTTTATGTCCAAAAATAAAACTAATGTCATCTTCTAAATTTGGATCTTCAGATATAATATCTGCTTCTGTATCAATTATTTTTATTTTTAATGATTTATCTACTTGATAATTAATATCTCCGATACCCATTATAAAATATTTATTAGAAGGATTATTTACTTCTAAAAGATATTTTTCTTTTTCTTCTAAAGAATCAAGCATTGATAAATATTCATGATCAATACCATTCTCAATTCTTTCGGGTGAGGCAGGTGGGGTTGATGGTTTAGATTCTGAGATAAATTCATGTGGTTTTTTATCGTGATTTTCATGATTACCTGTACACATCAAGATGGGAACTTTCGAATCATCGCCAATACTGGTTAAAAGATCAAAACTCTTTACTAAATGATCAGTTCTAGCTAATTTACCTCCACCAAATATATCTGTATTATCTATATGTCTTTCATATTCTATTTTTTCATATGAACTATCTTCTCCTTCTGTATCAAATGGATAATAATTATCACCTGTAACCATAATAAATTTTGGTTTTATTTGATCAATAGAATTTCTTAATGCTGGATATAAATAATGTAAAGGTAATTTGTCATTATCAGGATCGCCTTTATTCCAACAACCAAATGTTATAAAGTCATCCATATATAAATATATATAAAAAATACTAATCGTAAATGCCAGCATCTATTTCAGATCTTCTATTTTTTGATTCACAATAACGATAAGATTCATCAAAATCAACTTTATTTGACCATGCTTCTTGTCCATAAAGTGTTTTTATATTACTATCATCTCCTTTTATTTCATTTAACATTTCTTCTTCATTATTTAAATGATCGGTTAACTCAGATTCACTACAATCATTATTAAATAATTGAGCATTACAACAATCATTAAATAAATTTAATGGATAAAATTCACTTGTACATGAGTATCCTCTACATTTGTGACTTTCTGATATACAACCAATCTTACTATCAACTTTACTTCTTCCTTCAGAATTTAAATCACTTTGATTAACATTTAATTTTACATAATAACAATCATCATTTAAACAACTATTTTCATCTGTATGTTCACTACAATCAAGATCATCACCGCCATCTGAAACCTTCCCTAAATCCACACAAGTTCTCTTATTTTTATCCCATTGACAATCTATACCATCATCTTTATTTTCATTTTTTATACATGTGTCCTGTGTTCTGTATGAACAATAATCTTTGCTATCTATCACAAATCTAGGAAATATAACAAACGGAATAATTAAAAGTGGTGATAAATAATATAACATAGCAGAATCATCAAAAGCGGAACAAAAAAGTGATAATATGATAATAATAGAAATAGAAATCAACTGAAAATTATCAATGTTTTTAACATCTTTTTCGTAAAAGATAAACATCCCACCTATAGCGACTACCAATACTAAACCAAGTAATCTAACTAAATTTAATTCTAATCTCCCCGCACCTGTGTAGTAAAAATATAAAAGTAATAAATATACAATACACGAGAAGAAAGATATTAGTTCAGATGATATTAATCGCTTTATATCATAATCTTTTGAAGAACCCAAAGGTTTCTTATCTGAAGATTTACTTTTGGTTAAATATTTCTTATAAGATTCTATATTAAAATATTTGGTTACTTCTTTATAACTTCCACATTCATTAGGATTACATTGTTTATTTAGAGCTGTACATACTGTATCGCCTGTATTTTCTTCACATGCTGGTATAGTTACTTTTACCCCCCAGGAAGGATAAAGTATAATTAAGAATACTATTAACTTAATTATGTAATGAGATACTATTCCTATACCAAAACCGAGAATAATTTTATTCATATCTTTTAAAAAAGCTATGCCCAAGAAATAAATAGCAAATAAAATATCAATAAAAATACCTGCTCTATATGTGATCTTTTCTAAATCTTCTGTCATTATTAACTAATATATATAATTTATTGTGGACTTAATGATCTAGTTGTAGATGGTAGTCCATTTTTAGAGATTGAATTATTAGTTCCATTTCCCGGATTACCCATATTTCCTCGACTCATACGAGGCATATCATCTAGGGATACTTCACCTAATTCAGGTTGTGGGCCTCCTAAACTACGGCTTAGTGTGGTAGTTTTATTACTACTAAGAGGAGTATCTTCTATAGAATCTTTTGTTATTAAATGATCTTTATAAAAATTCATTATTGTTTTTGGTAAAACACTCTCAGATGGGAATGCTGCTTGTGGTTCATATAAATCATAATCGGGCATTAAATCATAACTGTCACTGGATTTAACATCAAAATAGTTTCCGCTTTTAGTAATGCCAGTATTTCTTCCGGGGAAAATTCCATCAACTATATCATTTACCGTGGGACATTTAGGACACTCTTTGTTTTCAGGGCATGTTTTATTACAATCGGGACAAGGTTGACTAGTCGGACAAGGTTGACTGGCGGGACAAACGCAATCAGGACATTTTCCATCATTATCACATGTCAAACTGGGGCACTTAGGACACGAAGGGCATGCAGGACATTCTTTTGATTCTGGGCATGAAGGAACAGTCGGACAAGCAGGACATTCCATTTCTAATTTAGAAATTTCAGTTTCTAAATTATCTGCTTTATTTGACATGAAATACATCATTATACCAATCACAAAAAGTAGGAATAATGCAACAAAATGTAATAATTCATTATATTGTTGTGAATTATCAAAAACATAAGTAAACATATGTATATATTAATTTATAGAAAATATTTAAAGTCTAACAAAGTATTGATTTCTTAGTTTAATCATTAATCCATCATTTAATTTTATATCTAAATATTCTTCAAATGACAATCCTTCTAACATACTTTTAATAAAGTGAATCGCATACATCCCACATTGGTAATTAGCTTTTTGATATGGATAATCATTATAAAAATATAAAGGTTTTCGGTTACAATGAGTCCCCTGATTGATTATGTTTTGAATTAATTCTTTAACTTCCATGCTTGGTTTTTTACCGAATGAATCAAAATAATATATACCATAGTTATCACTATTATGTTTACCTAAATCAATATACATTGATATCCAATGTTCTCCCGACTTTGTACTTGGATCAGTATTAAAAACAATACCTATTTTTGATTTGCCATTACTTAAATGTTCTTTCATATCAAAACTACAAAGATTACTAACCGAGCATTTACTGAAATCCATGGGAACCGCTCCATAAAAATAAAATTTATCATCCGCTTCCATATGCTGTTCTAGACAATCTTCTATTTCAAATGTAGATAACCATTCATTATAATTTGTGATCCATTCTTCGGGCATGATAGGTTTGAAACTATCTTTAAATTCTTCTTTGTCAGAACCCAATGCTTGCATCAATGATTTAATCTTTTGCCAACATGCTTCTGAAGAACAATTTGATATTTTGGATATCTCTTTACATACATCATCATGAATATCTTCGGGTGATCTATTTAATGTTATCTCATTTAATTTCTTATCTGTTTTACTCATATTATTAAGGGCTTTTGCCACTTTAATTACAATGTCATCATCAAGACAACTTCCATCAACATCATTTTCACCGGGTGAACAATGTTCTGGTTTATACATTTTATTTCTAGTTTTATGTCTTTTCCCCCTTTTAGAATTTTTTATCCTTTTCACCATATAATTCATGTTTAGAAATTTATTTAAAGTCTTAAGTATTAGTATCATTTAGATTAACTATGAGTTCTCAAGAAACAATTAATTTATGCGAAAAGAAAAATCAAATACAAGATTTATTACAAGATGTTTTTAATGAATATAATCGTATGAATGAGGTCCGCATTCAAAATAACTGTGAAAAAGATTTAGAGATGAGAGGCATGAGTGATACAATCCGCTCATTAGAAACTTCTGAGAAGGAAAAGATTGATGAAATCAGAAATTTAAAGAAAGTAATATGTGACTATGAAACCATGATTAATGATTTAAATAGTAAATTTGAATCACTTGAGGAGGATAAGAAAGAAGAAAATAGATTTGATATGATAAGGATTCAAGCAAATGAAATTTCTGAAAAAGATAGAGAAATAGAAAGACTGAATGGATTAATAAAGCACTATAAGAAGAAGGATAATAAAGATGATCCTGATGATACAGAAAAGATAAATACAGTACTAAATAAAGTTGAATCAAGTAATGTTTCTGAAATAACATTGACGGAAGTTGATGAAGCAGTTGACGAAGAGACAGGCGAATCTAATCCAAATTTCATTTATGATGAAGATAAAAAGACAGAACAACCGGAAGAACAACCAGAAGAACAACCAGAAGAACAACCGGAAGAACAACCGGAAGAACAACCAGAAGAAGTAGACAAAGGAAATCTAATTATTGTAACATCAAAGAAGATTAAATATTATGCATATGAAAATGAAGTTCCACAAACTGTATATGAATTTAATGGTAAGAAACTCGCAGAAAAGCCACTTGGAACGCGCATGAAGAATGAGAAGGGCAAGTATCGGGTTCAATTATTTGCTTCTTAAAAGTTTTATATATCTCTCACTTATTTCATCTTTCGTTGAAGTGTGTTTAAATGTCCCTAAAAATCTCTTACTATCATTAAGATATAATTCAATTAAATATGGATCTATATAATTGGTTTTACAGACTATTGGTGTGTTGTTCAATCTATGTGCTGTTCTGCGTACAGCCTCATTAATATTATGTTTTCTTTTGTTTTCTGAATCATGGTCCCCAGATTTTAATATTTCAGTAATAAAACTTAAATTCGCGACCCATGTTCTAAAATTTTTACTACTAAAATTACCAAATTTTTTTAAATACTTATTAACATCTGTATTTTTTAATGAATACCAACAATTACCTCTCCGGTAAGTAAATATAGGATCATCTTTATTTAATGTTCGCTTTTTCATACGAAGATTACGACTTAATCTTTTACTACGCATTTTACACTTGTTTCTTACGCCTTTTTTACCTATAAAATCAACACTTACTGTATCTCCATGAACTTTTACATGTCTGGATTCTAACGTAGTAGCCCCAAACGAATCATTTTCATTTTTGTATTTTTCAGAGCCAATCCGAATACCACAATCAACAACTAACATCAACGCCATTGCGATTTGTTTTTCTTTTGTATCACCTTCTGAATACAAATCTCTTCTCACACTATTCATTATCTTTTGATAACTTTCACCAAATTCTATCATTTTATGAAATTTTTTCTTACTATTTCTTTCTGTGAATTTTTTGTTATATACATATTGTGGTCTCTGTTTTTCGTCGTATCCAATCGCTAAAACTTTTTCTTTTGGATTTAAATTAATCTTGACATCATCATATGCAGGAGGTATATAGATGCTATCAGTAACTTTATTTGCTATCTTAGAATTTACTTTGTTATCGTCCATGTCGCGATAATCATAAGTATATTTATCTTTTCTCTTCTTTTTGATAGTTCTTTTAATATATTCTTTCATCTATTATTATTTATATTTAAAATAATATCTAATTACTGTTATAAATGATATCTCTACTAAAAAATATTTTAATGAGTGCTCTAGCACTAACAAATAGAGAATTTATGACAAAACATAATTCTGAAAATCATAGTTATGTTGTTGGTGAAAATAGATTTATTAATGTGACTTACAATGATGAATTTGTTCCTATGAATCATTATAATTACGAAAAAGAAAAATATAACATTATAGACTTTGATGATTTACATAAATACAGGGTGGATTGGAGAAATGAAAATAAGGTAAGTTCAGTAAAAAATCAAGGGAATTGTGGTGGATGCTGGGCTTTCTCATCAGTTGGCGCAATTGAATCCGCATGGGCTATCAAGCATAATATACTATACAACTTATCTGAACAAGAATTAATAGATTGTTCATCAAAAAATAATGGTTGTGAGGGTGGTAGCATGGATTTAGCATTTCAATATGTCATAGAAAATGGCTTATGTAGTAATGTTTCTTATCCTTATATTGCTCAAGATGGATCTTGTGATGATAATTGTAAAACACTCGTCCAAATAAGTAATTATAGTGATATTGTGGAAAATAGTGAAAAGATGCTGGCATTAGCAGTCCAACATCAACCGATTTCTGTTGCTATTCAGGCAAATAAGAGATCTTTCCAGATGTATCAATCAGGTATTTATTCTGATATAGACTGTGGATTTGAATTAGATCACGGTGTTTTGCTTGTTGGTTATGGTTATGATAAAAAATATGATATGGATTATTGGATTGTAAAAAATTCATGGTCAACATCATGGGGCGAAAATGGATATATTAGAATTCAAAAGGGTATTAATGATGAGAGAGGATTATGCGGTATCGCTATGGCACCGAGCGTCCCAATTGTATAATTTAGTTTAAATCCATTAAGACTTCTCGTTTTAATGAATACTTCTTTTCAACCTTACGCTTATTTTTCATAAATTGAATTAATTCTTTAGCTTCTTCTTCTGATTTAAAATATTCTGTAAAACACTCATGTAGAAATTTATTACTATATCCTTCGTAACTATTACTTACAGTTGGGACAATACTCGTATTCAATGCTTGAATATTAAATGTTGGTATCTTTGATTTTTCAACATTACCGATATCAATCTCTTGTAAAATTTCATTGCTTAGCTTATCACGCATTTCCTTGACAGGTTTCATTTTTTCTTTCATTTTATCGTTGTATTCTTTGAGTTGATTATCACATTGAACCCATTGAACAATTTTGGTTTCCATCTTTATCTTTTTTATTCTATAGTATTTAAATCTATTTCAAATCAAATTTTTAAAAAAAACAAATTTTTAAATTTAAACACAAGATAACAAATACAGAAACCACTATGAATGCGGTAATCAATGACACCCCTATGAAATAAGGATATAATTGTTCTAATACTTTATCGACAATCGGTTTAATAATTTCATTATTGATTGTATTCATGTGTTCTTCGCGTTTTATTTCTTTCTTCATTGAATCCAATAATTTACTTGTTATAGTTTCAAACGACATAATTATACTATAAATAGTTCTTTAAAGATATTTTTAAACAAATTTGATTTGATATCACTTAAAATCTTATTAAGAAGTATAATCATACTAAAATGGGTATCAAAGGACTCACTCAGTTAATCAAAAAGAACTCACCAGAATCAATCAAGCATGTTGGTTTATACACTATGAAAGAACGTCGTGTCGCTATAGACACAAGTATTTTCCTATATAAAAGCTTAATGAATGTTCGGTCTAAGGGAGATTATTTGCGAAACAAAGATGGTAAGGTTGTTAGTCATATCCAAGGATTGTATTACAAGACAAATCAGTATCTTTCATTTGGTATTACACCTATTTATATCTTTGATGGAAAACCACCTCAAGAAAAGAGTGAGTGTTTAAAAGAACGCACAAAGAAGGTAGAAGAATGTAAAGCAAAAATGGAACTCACAGAAAATCTTGAAGAAAAGAAAGCGCTTGAGAAAGGAACTATCCGAATAAAGAAAGAGTATGTTGATGATTTGAAGCATCTCTTTAGTTTGATGGGTGTATCTTATATTCATGCTCCGGGTGAAGCGGAAGCATATGCTTCGGAACTATGTCGTATGGGATATGTTGACTCTGTAATCACTGAAGACATGGATACACTCTCTTATGGTTGCCCACAACTCTTAAGAAGTTGTATTGATAAAACTATCAAAAGACCTGAAGTAGTAACATCATTTGACTTTCAACAAATATTATCTGATTTTAAGATGAATCATGATCAATTTATTGATATGTGTATTCTCTGTGGTTGTGACTATTGTCCGACTATACCTAAGGTAGGACCTATAAGGGCTATGAAACTTATGCAAAAATATGGTAGTATCGATGTATTTCTAGAAACAGAAAATGTACAAGGGATTGAAGAATTTAAATCTAAATATCAAGTGAGTCGCGAATTATTTAAGATATTTAGTGGAAAAATAGATTTAGACAATTTACCAATTCATAAATCAGAATATGATTCAGAAAAAATATATAATTATTTGGTGAATGAGTGTAGTATGAATGCGAAACGCATACAAAATTCATTAAGATAAATCTAGACAATGAAGCCAAGATGGGTTCCCATCCTGATAAGGATACAGAATACACTTATCAAAATTATTAGCTCTCATTTTTTCTGGTAACATAATGATGTCAACTTCATCGTTGCAACTTCTATTTTCCTCACCGATTGGCGAATGAAAAAAACCTGTTTTTTTACATAAACATTCTTCCATCCTTTTTGTACACCAATCAATATTGCGTTGATATTCTTGTTCAGTATTCCATCCTTCTATGCCATAATTACCAAGGTAATATAAAGCACATACAAATAAAGCAAACATTAAAACATGCTCAACATTTAAATTCATTTACTAAGAATAATATTTTTTAAATTTAATTTATTTATTAATATTAATATATCTATGAATATCAGTCGTTTATTATTAATTACTGGTTTAGTTTATTTTGCGAGGCACCACTAGTAGTCGTCATCAGACGACGAAGGGCGAGTGCCAGAGGAATATTTCCCACTCATGCGAGACTGCCGCCGGCGACGGTCAGCATTGCGAAGCATGCGTCAACAACACGTACGCGCACATCTCACTTTATGACCAGACCAACATTCGGACCCATCACCTGTTATAGAAGTTTCACATTCAGTATATCCATCAGGACATTTCCCATCGCAGAATGGAGCTTCACCATACCAAGGGCCAAGCGCCAGGTCGTCGATGACTTTATCCGCATCCCAATTTACATTTATGCATGTTGCACTGACTCCGGGCACAACCATATCATTAACATGACCGATACACTTTTGTGCCTTTTTAAAACCTTTACAAAGGCATTCTTTAAACTTTGTTTCACAAAATTGTTCACCATAACCTTCTACACTACATTTACCCATGAGATAATAAAAAGCACATACAACTAAAGCAAACATCAAAACATGCTCAACATTTAAATTCATTATACTAAGAAATATTATTTTTTTATTTCTATATTAATATTAATATATCTATGAATATCAGTCGTTTATTATTAATTACTGGTTTAGTTTATTTTGCGATAAAGCAAAAAGATGTGAATACGAAAAATATTATACTAATTGTTACATGTTTTCTTGCTTTTAATATTTTACTTAAGGAGGGTGCTACAAACTCCCCAACACCTACACCTATACAGAAACTTGTTTCGTGTGAGGGTAGAAAACCCGTTGATGAATGTAAACAGATTAGCGCAGGTTGTAATAAATATCGTACACTTAATAAACCTTGTGTTAAAGGGGGGGGGAAGTGTAAAGAAAATCCAAATAAAAAATGTAGGCGTGTATCACCATCTCCAACACCATCTCCAACACCATCTCCAACAACACCTTCTCCAGTGACAGTTAGTGCCTCATTGTCAACATCTCAACCACCGCCAGCAAGTGATGAGGATGGTGTTACAAGTGGCTACTGCGATGGGACTTCTTCGGAGCATGGTCCTTCAGTGGATTGTAATTCACTTACAACAGAAGAATCTTGCAACGATGCAGGTTGTGATTGGAATGACCCACCACCACCACCATCTCCGCCTCCACCAGGAACATCTCCACCAGGAACATCTCCACCAGGAACATCTCCACCAGGAACATCTCCACCAGGAACATCTCCACCAGGAACATCTCCACCAGGAACATCTCCACCAGGAACATCT